GTTCTGCACGAACCCATGTGTACCCATGTACTTGCAAGCACCGTTCTTTTTGTGCGGGTGATCTTCTGTTGGGTAACGTTTCCATTGGCCGATAGGTGGCAGGTCGTTGATGATAATCCCATGTGATCTTGCGAAATCAATGAAGTCCATTAGTATCCCCTCGTCTGTTTGCGGAACTCGCGCAGTTTCTTGTCAATGAACTTCATGGTCTTGGGTGACGGTGCTTCTGGCCTGTTGTCCACCAGGTTGCGCGGCCACACGCCAAACATATCCTTGTAAGTATGAGCCGCTCGGCCTTTGCTCCAGTTCTGATAGCGCATGAGCCAGATCATTTGATTCCAGAAGTCCTGCTTACTCTCGCGCGTCGCAGTGCCTGTCAATTCCACCATCTCACCCTGCACAGCAATGACTTGGTTCTTCTTCTCTTTCACATGGCCGCAGTTGTAGCAGGTATCAGACCCACGAGGCCACAGCGCACTGCACTTCGGACACTTGCTATCCTCTTTGACCTTATCAGACGGTTCGCGCTTTGCCTTTTCTTTCCCTTCATCAAGTTCATCGACACCCTGCTCGAACACTTCTTCCCAATCCTCACGAAACCGCAGGTAGTTACCCGAGTGATCCAGCCAGACAGCAAACTCTTTGCCCTCGCAGCCGCGCATCACCCTGCCCATCTGTTGAATGTGTGATGACAGACTCTTCGAAAATGGTCGAGCCGAGATGCCGATAGCAACGTCAGGTACGTCGAAACCCTTCGTCAATATGTCCGTTGCGATCAGACCCTGAATCTTTGTATCTGGCTTGCTGAAGTCCTCGATGACCTTCTTCTTCCATTCTTCGTCATCCTTGTAGCTGATACAAATGAAGTTAAATCCTTCGGTCTGGAACTTCCTTGCTAGATGAACGCCATGATCCACGCCCGATGCAAACACGATGGTCTTCATGGGCTTGCCGAATATCTCAAGCGTCTTCTCGATCCACTCTGACACAACGTCACCGGTAATCTTCATGCCGCGAGTACTCGCTTCCTGCTGCGACCACTCGCCTGCAACCTTCTTCGCACCAGTCATGTCAATCTCTTTGGCGATGAAGACGCGCAACGGTACGAGAATCTTTTGCTCAACAAGTTCTTTGGTGGTGACGGTGCTGACTACGTTGTCATAGACCTTGCCAAGACCCTTCGTGAAAGGTGTCGCAGTCAGCCCGATCACACGAACGTTGGGATTATTTTTGATGAACTCCATCGTCTGTTCGCGCGTCTGGTGCGCTTCATCCACGATCAGAAGGTTCAATCCTGGAAACGTGCCGCGCTTTTCCAACGTCTGCGCTGAACACACTTGGATGGGTTCGTATGGGCGATACCGCCAATGACCCGCCTGCATCACGCCGTGGTCGATCTTGTACTTCTCTAACCGTTTGGAGGTTTGATCGCACAGAACGATACGATCCAACAGCATGGCCGCCTTGTTGCCTTTGGCCTTGGTCGCGCGCATCAACTCAATTGCCATCTCGGTTTTCCCTGCGCCCGTGGGAGCGTAGAGAATCTGTGCGCGTTTGCCCTTTGCAAATCCTTGGCGTAAAGCTTCTAACGTCTGCTCTTGATAAGAGCGAAGATTGAGTCCCATCATTTCCCCTTGGCTGCTAGCACTAGCTCGCTAGCTTGAGCATAGATAATTCTATTCGCTTTCCAATCCAATTCATCACAGGCACAGCCATTGAATTTCCCAATGCTTTGTAGCGTGGACCATCAGGAGAATCTATCGCCTTGCGCCAAGGTATGTTGGTGTACCCATCTGGGAATCCTTGCAGCCGCTCGCACTCGACTGGTGTAAGACGGCGCACCGCCATTGATTGAATCAATACGTTTTCACCACCGGAGTTGCGTCCTTGCGCGAAGGCAACGTCACTGACACAAGGGTCTTGAGTACCATGAATAACTGTTGGCTGCGCTACACCTTGAAGACCAGTAGTGTCCAGCGTGTACATCGTGCCGTCAGCTTTCCAACCTGAGCCGTTTTGATTTTTATCACGGCTGCTTGTGTCGGCCAGTGCTATCGGTTGTGCTGGCACAAACATCGGGCAACCAGCGTTGACGTGCTGGTCTTCTAATCCTTGTTTATCTCCAAAGTGGGCGTCAAGCGTTCCGGTAATTTCAGCAGGCCACCGCGGAACTACTGCTCGAAAGTGTCCAGCTGCTGCTCCTTCTGGTCGGCCTCCTGCGCCACCGCTAAAAGAGCTGCTTGCAATTGCTCCGGCAATTTCTTTCCGCGCTTGTCTGCTCGGCGCAGGATTCCCGCGCAGGCTTTCTGGCTCAAAAAGAACCTCGGCGGCAGGTCGCCAATCTCCAAGGTATCCGACAACGAACACACGGCGGCGTCGCTGGGCCACTCCGAAGTACTGAGCGTCAAGCACTCGGTATGCGAACCCATACCCGATGTCTGCCAGCGCCCCGAGGAAGGAACCAAAGTCCCGTCCTCCGTTACTACTGAGGACACCCGGCACGTTTTCCCATACGCACCACTGGGGTCTAAACCTGTCAAGAATTCCAACATAAGTGAGGGCGAGGTTGCCTCGAGGGTCTTCGAGTCCACGCCTGAGTCCGGCGACGGAAAAAGATTGGCAAGGTGTTCCACCGACCAAAAGGTCAATTGGCTCAAGGTTCCACTCCTTGTACTTGGTCATGTCCCCCAGGTTGGGAACGTTGGGGTAATGGTGCGCTAGCACCGCAGACGGGAAGGCTTCGATCTCGGAGAACCCCACTGGTTGCCAACCCAATGGGTGCCATGCCACGGTCGCTGCTTCGATGCCAGAGCAAACCGATAGATATCTCATCCCTCTAACTTCTTCAGTTTCTTTTGCATGATCTGCACTTGCTTCATCAGCTGTGCATTCTCCGCTTGAAACTGATCGCGGCTACTCTTCACTGCTTTTAATTCTATCTCCAGAATCCTGATCTGAGCGCGTAAATCTGCAATGATCGACTGGGCTTTCTCTTTCTCTATGTCATCACCACCAGCCATCGAAGCTGTTAGCTTGTCCTGCAACTGTTCGTTCTCTTCCCGCAGCTGATCCATCGCAGCGATCATCGTCTCGCGCTCAACTTCCTTCTCGCTGAACTCAGCCACAGGATCTGGTTCTTTCGGTGGCTTGGGCTGGCGCGGTTCTTGCTTACTGGTAACGTTACCGCCCTTCTTCTCTGCTAATTCCTTGCGCAGCTTGCCGATGAAGACATGGCTCACGCCGAGCAACTCTGAAATCTTGCGGTCAGACATTTCCTGCCACTCGATATCGCCCAGGATTTTGTGTGCGTTCCTACGCTTGTCAGCGTTGCTCTGTGGCAGGCCGTGTAAGTTATTGGCACCCATGCCGAACAGCATGGCGTCACGAAGACCGCCCTCCCGCACGTCGCACTCGATGTTCGGTGCTTTGATCCGACGGCGGGCGAAGTAACGGTGGAACCCGTCTGCTAGCCAGTAGCACCCATCGCCGCGAGGAAACACGGTTGCAGGTGGGAACACCTCTCCGTCTTGCATACGGTCGGCATACCGCGCTACCACCTCTTCATCCATCTTCTCGCGGGACTGCGTACCTGCGTCGATTATTATTTTGTCTAGAGAAATTATCATTCGTCGTCACCTATAAATTTACAAACAGCAATCACCACGACCGCAAGCGTGATACCTGCTCCGATCAACGCGCCCGCAACGAACGGGATGTGCATCACCAAGTCGAGCCAGCTCATATCAGCAGGTACCTCCACACTGGGTTAGACCGACTGATGTTCTCGGTATCAATCCGACTCCAGTTCGCGGCGTTCACTAGGTTGGCCGACGGACAGGAGAAGTTGTACTTCGCCTCGGTCATGGCGATGAAGTGTTCAAGAATCGGGATGCACGATACCTTTCTGTTGGGCAGGTGATGATACCCGCCGGGAAGCTGATCGCTACGGTCAACGACGTTCATGCAGGATTTAATTGTCGTGGCCAGCGTTGGATCATCCGACAACAGGTGTCGCTCCCGCACGAACCGGCTCATCCAATCCAGATCGTTCAGGATAGTCCGCAGCGGCGGCAGGATCGTCTCTGTGCGTAGCTTGTCACCGCCCCGCAGGAACATGGTGCCAACGTCATCAGGGTACTCAGAACCGGCGTAGGTATTGATGGCGTAGGCTACCTCCCGATACCAACCTTCCTTGAGATCGGCGTATTCCGCAGCCATCTCGTCCGGCAGGTTCAGCATACGCTCCCGCATATCCTCGAACACGACCATCGGCAGATCGCCCTTGGTGAACTCGAAGACATCGGCAAAGATCTCCTCGAAGGGCTCGTCGTAACTCCACCAGTTGCCAGACAGATCCACCCGCAGCTGGAATCCTCTCAGCTCTGCGTCGATAGCCGCAGCAATGATGTTCTCAATGATGGAGAAGAGGCCAGAATTGCGTGGCCGGTAGCTAACATGGCCATGAAAAGCCCTGCCTCCGGGCGTGATTGTCTGGCGGGCAAAGCCTTGGTACAGGTAGTACTGATCCTCGTCGATCTGATACCGACGCGCAGCCCGCTCAAACCCAAGACAGCCGACGATCTCCTGCTTTAGCAGGAAGTTTCTTGGCAACTCGGCCGGCAGGTAAGGGTCAATCTCTTCCCACTCAAACCCTCCCCAGTACGCCATACGCGCGAGGATGGCAGCCATGCGGTCGGTCTGCCGGTAGTTCTTGGCCATCTCCAGCGTCTTGTCGATGCCAGCATAGAGCTGTGCAAACTGCTGCTTGCACATCAGATCCACCAGCTCATGAATGTCCTCGACAAAGCCGACCGGCTCGCCAGGTATGCGGTATCTGTGAAATTGAATCATCGTCCTATTATCCTTTCCGCTATCTCGTCTGGCCGCAGCTCACGGCAGGTGTGGCAGATCATCGCTGCCCGCTCACGCTCTTGCTCCTTCACCAAGGCATAGAACTGCATCAGACAGGCGAGATCGCCCTCCATGCCCTCGTCCGTGTGAACGAACTGCTTCCCCGTCCACTCATGCTTCACCCACGGCAGGATGCCCGCAAGCTCCGCCAGTCTCAAGACTTCTTCCCGCATCACGACCTCCCTATATCTAGTAATCCACTGTGCTACTACATCTAGGATAGTACAACACATGATTCCTGTCAACACCCGTCTATTGTGAGTTCCGCGTTTAGGTTCCCCATGGGTGATAGCCCCTCCCCTGCGCAGCACTGTTGGGGGGTATCACGCCTGCCCAGATACAGCTATGGCTGATCCTAGCAATCCCAGAAGGCCGCGATTATCTCGATGGGGAAGATGTCTCACCACTGGCTTCCCCCTCTTGTGCCATCCCTCACGGACAGGTGGCGTGGCTCGCAGGCGGGTGAGACCTCGGCCAGTGTTTTCTCTCCGGCAGCCCATGCAGGCTCTCTACTATCGTGGAAGGTACGGTCACCGGAAATGAAAAAACCCTCAAGGCTTGGCTCTCCGTGTGTCGGGCACGTTCCCATTTAAGGGAGAGAACCAAAGCTTGAGGGCTTCAGTTGTTGTCCCTGCCCGACACAGTGACCGGCACAGTGTAGGACAGAACAAGAAAGTCTGCAAGAAAAAAACCCCCAGCAAGGGGAGTGGCTGGGGGAAGTTGCCGCTGCGAAGAAGCCGCGAAGGGAGTATCGCGGACGGACAAACAATATCACCATCGGCCAAATCTGGCAACGTGGTAACCGTTACCACCCTTTGCCTACATGGCAACACATTGTTCTGGTATGAATAAACCTGTTGACATAGACTAGATGTAGCAATAGTATTCTATTCGGGAGTACAACAGATGAAAGGGAGAATGTATGAGCATCATCACGGAGAAGATTGTTTTAACTGTCGAGCTGGCCTCGTTCGTGGCAGTCACTTCAGACGCAAAAAATGAGATCGTCAACCGGATTTACTCAGACGTTCACGAGATCGGCCGCAAGCACGAGTTCTTAGTCGGCCAAGTGAACTGGGAGAAATACCGGGAAGAGTTTGTAGACGAACCGTTGTGGCCAAAGGAGAAGCAAGAGAAGCCTAGAGCTACCAGAAACTTATCTATTGGCGGCTACATCCGAGAGAAGCGTTTGGTCATCGGCATATCTCAGAAGGCGCTGGGCAAGATAATGGATCTGTCAGAGCCGTGCGTGAGTAACTGGGAATCCGGCAAAGCAATTCCAACCTACGTCAACCTGTCCAAGATAGCAAAGGCGCTTGGCTGCCCGAAAGATCAACTTACCAAGCTCTGGCGCAAAGACAAAAACACCAGGAAGTTATTGAAAGTTGCCAAGAAGGACACGACAAATGAATCTAACCAACAAGCACAACCTGCCGCAGACATTCGTGAACGTGATACAGCGGCCGACGTACAGCAAGGGCAGCAGCGAGATATCCGTTACGGAGATTCTTTCGCCACCGCAAATAGTTCAATTACGACGGCAATATTCTGACCAGATCGAAGTCGACGCAGCAGATCAGGTCTGGAGTCTCTTTGGGTCAGCAGTCCACAACATCCTGCAACATGGCAAGGATGACAACCATGTCGTGGAAGAAAGACTGTTCACGCAGTTCAACAACTGGAGCATCTCTGGCCAGATTGACTTGCAGGAATACCAGACCGACGGCAGCGTAGTCATCAGCGACTACAAGGTCACCTCCGCGTGGGCAGTACAGCAAGAGAAGACCGAGTGGATAGATCAGCTGAACATCTACGCATGGCTAGTCGAGCGTGTGAAGTCTGTGCCTGTCACTGGCCTGAAGATCGTCGGCATCGTGCGGGATTGGAGCCGTAGAGAAGCGGCAAACAAAGAGACCTACCCGCAGGCACCGGTGGTGGTGATCGACATCCCGCTGTGGGAAGGGCTTGTCCGCGAGAACTACATCCGTGACCGGCTGAACATGCACAACGAGGCGAACTTCTCGGCCGTCAGCGGCGAGATGCCAGCGTGTACAGCGGAAGAAATGTGGGAGAAGCCCACGACCTACGCGGTCATGAAACCTGGCGGCGTACGGGCGAAGCGGGTATTTAACACACCAGAAGAAGCATCGCACTACATCATTACCAAGTTACCCGATCACAAGATCGAGGTTAGAGAAGGCGGCAGGACGCGCTGTGAATCTTTCTGTCAGGTCGCCCCATTTTGTGAGCAGTACAAAACCTACCTTAAGGAGAATGACAAATGAAATATCTGATCGCTATCTGGGCACTCGCCTCCGCATCACTGGCCTACGCAGGCTGCACATCGAACAGCTTCTGTGACAACCAAGGCCGCTGCACTTTCTGCACGACCTGCTGCTACGGCGGTTCCTGCCACACCACTTGCAGCTAATAACAATCTAGGGAGAAACAATGAAAGCCATTGCAAGCGCACTGGTCAAGGCGCAGCGGGAGTTCGGACCTGCGCTGAAGACCAGTAGCAATCCACACTTCCGCAGTAGCTACGCTGATCTATCGGCCTGCGTTGAAGCAGTGATAGATGCCCTGAACAACAACGGCATCTATCTCATGCAGCTGAGTGAAGAGCGACCCAACGGTGTCTGTATTCAGACTATCTTTATTCACGAAACTGGCGAGCAAATATCCGCCGGCAGCCTGTTCATGCCTGCGGCTAAACAGGACGGGCAGGGATTTGGTAGTGCTATGACCTATGCTCGTCGTTATAGCCTGATGGCAGCCTGCGGCATCGCACCAGAAGACGACGATGCCAACTCTGCAAAACCACCTGTCGTTGCGCCGAAGGTCGTAGCAAAACCTCCAGAACCTCCAAAACCTCCAGAACCTCAGAAGCCTCCTACTCCACCCAAGCACATCGAGGGCAAGGATAAGGAATGGCAGCTGAAGGTATCTGCCGATCCTGGCACTAGCTTTGATGACTGGTTGGCTGTGGTGGTGGAGTCTTCAATCACGGCGCTGGACATGGCGCAGTCTCGCCAGCAAGTGATGGACATCTGGCGCACGAACACCGACATCTACCAGAAGATTCAGAAGGAAGATCCGAAAGCCTACCAAGAACTTCTAGATACCTTCGGCACTTACAAGGGAGCATTCAAAGATGGCGAGTAATCCTAACACCGGCAAGCTGAACTACAGCAAGAAGAAGCTTCATCCTAAGTCACCAGACCTGTACGGCGAACTGATACTGGAGCGCCAGTACGTCAAGAGCCTGCTGGAAGCAACGGATGAGGATGAGCTTCTCATCAAGCTGGACGCGTGGCAGAACGACGGGAACTACGGCACCTACTTCTCTCTCAAGGTCAACACTTGGAAGAAGCAAGAGCAGCCTGTCTCCGCGCCGCCGCCGGCAGATGATAGTGACATCCCTTTCTGAGGTGAGCCATGCAAAAACAATCAAACGCACTTATTGATTACCTGCTGAAGCGGTTCACTCTAGGCACAGATGCAGAGCTGGCTAGGATGATGGAGCTTCAGCCGCCCACCATCTCAAAGATGCGGCACGGCAAGATGTCTCTGACGCCCAACTTCATTCTGAAGGTGCATGACACGTTTGACATCCCTATCAAAGAGATCAAGAAGATAGCTGATGTCCGCTAAGTCACCGACGCAGCGCAGTCTTGAGCATCTGCGGGAGCTGGGCTATCACTGTGAAGTGGTGGAGAAGTGGAACCCGTGGAAGCGTGTACGTCAGGATCTCTGGGGATGGTGTGACATCTTGGCTATCCGCAGGGATGAAGTGCTAGCCGTGCAGGTAACGGCGGCTGGCGTGGCGGCCAGGATCAAGAAGATTCAGGAATCAGACACCATCGCCCGTGTCAGGGAAGCAGGCATCAGGGTGGAAGTACACGGATGGACTAAGCGGGCAAGCGGTAAGTATGTGCTGCGAGTGGAGGATATAAGTTGATGGAAACTATTCAGTTTGAGTCGGTCAAGGTTGGCATGAAGCAGGACAACTCCGGCTACATCCTGACGCTGCG